CTTAACGATGTCCGCTAATAGGACACCGCCAGTATAATTCTGAAACGGAGCAGCCATTCAGATTTACCTTAATAAGTTTTGCGATACCCTAATCACAGATAAGGGGGTCAATTTCACGGAAATCAACTATTTAGTTTGAGCCTCTTGCTTGAGCACTGCTGCAAGCTGCGGATCTTGTTCTAATAGTAGCATTTGTTGAGTTATATTGCCCGTTTTCCAGGGATTTGCTTGACCTCCACCTGCATTAGCTACTGGACTTGGTTTTGCTCCCATTCCAGCGGCAGAACTAGGTTTGAAATGATGTTCCCAACCACTACCAGGGTTTTTTAGACTTGTGAGATAGCTACCTAAATCTTGTTCTACTCCACCATTAAGAACAACAACTTCTCCGTTAGCGTTCTTTTGTAACTTTCCTTGTAACAATGACAGAGTTTGCTCTGCGTTTATCGCTCCAATATTACTTATTGCTGCAAGAGCGGTTGTTTTAGTAGAAGCTACTTCATTAGAAGTTTTTAAATCTTCAAGCTGTTGAGATAAAGATACTATCTGTTGTTCTTTTTCCTGCGCTGTTTTATTGGCTTCTTCCCAAAGAGTTTTCCATTGACCCTGTTCTTCTAAGTCCTTGGTTCGTTTCTCTTCTTTTTGTTTGTAGACATCATCAAGTTTTCCTTTGATGCCTTTAAACTTTTCCTGTAGTTCGGCAGCTTCTTTTTTAGCAGCAGCTAGTTTTGCCTCGTATTCTGCTTTTACAGAATCAAGATTTGGTGCGGATGGTTGGGCTGGTTGTGAAGTAGTGTCAGCCACGGGCTGTTCAGCAGGAGTCACGGAATCAGGCTGAATGACTTGTTCTTCGATTGCCATAAATTAGTCTGATAGTGGGCTGTTAGTTTTCTTTTTAGGAGATTTTTTCTTTGTTGCCTTTGGTTCTGGGGCAGGACAGACAACAGGAGCTTCGGGACCATTACCCATCTTTTCAGATTGAGTAGGTTCTACAAGTTCCCACTTATAAGTTCCATCAGCTTGCAGAACTTTATCTAGCGATTTCGCCATGTTAGTGTGTGTACTTATCTACTATTCTAACAGATTATTCGGATTTGACCTCATTTGCTGAAGGCAGCACCTCTCCCTGTACTAAAATATCTCGAAACTCCTCTCTATCAATGACTTGTTGATCGAATAGAGATGTTAAGGCTGTAATATCTTGTCCTATTAATCTTTCGATGTCAAAGTCTCTACTTATTTTTACTTCTGGTGGTTCGATTCCAACATATTCGGCTGAGAGATTGAAGGCTTTTTGTAGCTTTTGCTCAAGTTCCATTGATACCATTGCGAGCATAGAGTTGGTGTCTACACGATCTAGCCTACGGGCATCTGCTGATTCTGCAACAAACTTCTGTTGTGATAATGTACTGATTCCTAAAGTAGCCATCTGCATTTGTAGCTCTTTTATTTCTGCTGATTGAGCTTCAAAAGCACTGGAAGCTGGCTCTACATAATAGATTTTATTACCAGGCTGAGTTGCCATTGCGTAGTTTACGCTGATAGCAAGGTCTTTGGTCTGATCGTCATAACCTTCCATTACAAGCATTGGTTGAGATGCAACGTGCAAACTATGAATTAAATCTGCTTGTCTTTGAAAATGTGCAAGATTTAAATAGGCAATATCAAGCAAAGGTGGTTTGCTTACTAAATTTTCTGTTTTTCCAGAATAAATTGTTACAAGAGGTATTTCACCAAGAGAAAAATTACCAGATTCAACTAATTTATAATCTTCGCCCGTAGTGCCAACATCAAACTCTCCAGCATAAGAATTATCATCAACATCATACATTGCATCAATTTGATCTTCTTTACGAAAAACACGATAGCGACCTGGTTCTATAACTCTCACCTGCTCAAATACTTTCTCTCCAAAATCCCCATCAGGTAATACTGCTTTTTCTCCAATTCTTACCTGTACTAAATTTCCATAATTAGATTCTCTGTCTAACCTATAACCAAATAAATTATTAGGATCTACTTCAATCCAATATGGTCTACGATTTTGTTCTCTTTCTTCTGCAAGACTTAATGCACCAGATGGAGCAGGATAATCAACAAGAATATGACTTTGGCCGTATGTGAGAGAACACATTAATATTCTTCTTGCATATTCATCTAAATCAGATTTACAACCATCAACATCCATCTTGAACATATCTGTCCAATAAGGATCTCCTGTTAGTGAAATTGGTTTACGAAGTACTAGACCTGTAGCTGCTCTAATTAATCTTTGCGTAAATGGAGAGAAAACAGCACGATTTACTCTTGCCATATATGCTGTGTAGTCTTCCCTTGGTTCTAATGGTAAAAACGCTTCGCTGTTTTCTCGTAGATATTCTGTTCCTTCGGTAACTGCTTTCATTATTTCCCATCCTTTCATCATGTCTAGGATTGCCCTAGTTTTTGTGAAGGGACTATCTATACCGCCATAAGATGTAGAGGTAACTATTTTTGTTCTGATGTCTCCAGGAATTGAGTAAGTCATAAGTTACCACTTGGTTTTGTTAGCCCAAAAAGCTGCTGACATTTTGCCTTTAGCTATGTTTTTTGCATGACGGGCTTTAAAAGACCTACGCCTTGCTTTATCTTTTTCGGTTTGAGGATTTTTCCCTGCACCAGATACGCCTTGTTGACCATAACGTATTAACTTTATTTTATCGCCTTCTTTCGCTAAAACCACATGAGATTTAGTGGGATGGTTAGGAGTTCTCTTAGGTTTGTTATACCCTGCAAGACCGAATCTTTTTAATCTGGGATCTCTTTCGCTCACTTTCCTACCTTTGTCTGTGCCTTTTTATGGGCTTGGGTAAAAGTATCTCCTGCTCTCATTCGCCTTTTCATAAACTCCATGTGCTTGACACTATGATGCTCAGAGTGTTTTTCAAGGAGATTTTTTTGGCGAGTGGTAAGTTTCACTTCTTTTTTCTCTTTTTAGTTTTGGAGCGTAACTTTTTCAAGTCGGCAGCAGTAATCTTATCCCTTGGTGGGGCAACAGCAGCGAGTTTACGTTGCTTCGCTGAATAAGATTTTTTAGGCATTATGCAGCGTTGGTAATAGCACCAGAAGTAATAAAGCTAACGCTTATACTTTCAAGATCGCCTGTTGTAGCAGATAAACTTGTTCCTGTAACAATTCCAGAAAAACTTACTTTTTTACTACCAGAAGTATCTAAAAATAATTCAAACTGTGCATCAGCAGCATCTTCTGTGGTTAAAACATCAGCTAATAAGTTTGCAGTTTCATTACCACTAGCTGCTGTATATAGAAAATCAATAGTTCCAGAACCAGAGATTAATCCACCAACAAAAGCTCTTGATGTTGCTCCATGAGCAGTTACATCTAAAGTTTCTTTTGTTGTATCTAGTGTCCAGCCAGTAGTTGATACAACTGCTTCAGTAGTTCCAGATCCATTTTTAAATTTTACAGATCCTTCTTCGCCACGAAAAAATGCCATGATCTTTGAGAAAAAAGAGTATTTATGTTTAGTTTAACTTGTTGTTGACTTTTTTACAGTACCTTTCGTGTTATTTAGCATATATTGTTGACATCTGTTATCCCATAGAGCAGGATTACGTTTGCCTTTTACTGCTTCGATGACATCGAGCATTTCTTCAGTAATTTCTGTCATTTTTTCTTGGATTTCTTTCTAAGTATATCAGCATCAGCCTTTCTTGCACCTCCTTTTCCACTGATAAAGCTGTTTACTCTGCCCATCGCCCATGCAGCCATTGGTACGTTACGAGATCCAGAGGATAAATATGCTCCTTGTCCTCTGCGATACACCTGGGAAAGCTGGCCGTAGGTAAAACGGCTTTTATCTGCCTTTTTTCTTAGTGTTTCTTTTGTTTTTTCGCTTAGTGGTTTTCTTTTTGGTTTCATCTTGGGCAGATCGTGACTTGTTAATGGCTTTTATATCAATATATTCACCTCTTTTGTATTTTTCGGCTGTTTCTTTGATCTCTTTTGCTTTTGCAGCTTTATTTTTCGCACCAGTAAGGTATTTACTAGGCACGTTTGTCTTTTTGTCTCGCTTTACTCGCCTAAATTTTCTCACTTCTTCTTGGTTTTTGTCTTTTTCTTCTTCTTTTTCTTCTTCATGGAGGAATGGTACATAGTGGAAAAAGGAAACTCTTAGTATATTCTAAACGAAGTTTGGCCTAATGTCTCTGGTTTGGCAAGGTTGAATTGTTGTAAACAAAGATAGCCGAAAGCGTCAAATGCGTGGTCAACTCCGAGGTTTTTGTTCGGCATACCTGTGTTTGGAGCGTAAGTTAAAGTTCGTAGGGATTTTATCAATTCTTTGCAGCGTGGGTGGATCAGGGTTCTGCGTTCTCCCATTGCGTCATATAGTGCAGTGTTGATTGCGGTTACTTTGTCACGAACTTTCCAGGGGGCTCTGGGAGAGGATACTGTGAATCCGCTTCTGCGTAAGATGGTGTGGTCGGTTGAGCCTACTCCCGATGTTTTTCGGGCTGCACCCGTTGGGTCGGGGCAAGCAATAATACGTCTTTCTACTCCGTAACGATTTGTAACTTCCTCGGCAAAATCCCAGGTAGTTGCACCACCCGTCAAAATTATCTCATCAAAGACGTAGAGGATGTCTCGGTAACGGACTGCACATATACCGCAAAGTGGGTCTACGTTAAAATCGACTCCTAATAAGAGTGGGGCGATGGATATGTCCTCCGCTTCGGTAGAAATGTTGGAATCTGAAAAGGAGACTGCAACGAGACCAGTGAGATTCTC